AGAATGAAATACCTGCGAATGCATCACGATTTTCATAAACATATTTTTCTACATTATCCCAATCATCTACAATGATTGTATTTGATACGTTATGTCTTATACCTTTGTCTGCACAAAGTTCTTCATTAGTTCCAGTTTCAACCCAGTGCTTTTGAGCTTTCTTAACAAGTTCTAAATGCTTAATACCTAATAGATCGTCTTTATACATTGAACCTTTCTTAGGCAGTATTGGAAATGAAACAACAACATCAGTTCCTGTTGATGACCATACTGACTCTTCAACCATATAAGGGTTTGTCTTCATTATAGCTTGAGTAATTTCTGATTCTTTATTCATTTGTACATTTCTTATGTACATATTAGAATGTTCAGCGTGGATACCAGATGCGGTTTGTAATAATACAGATGCATTACCACTTGGTTTTACACAAGTAGTTCTTGCTGCAGCATTGATACCTATTATCTGTGCAACTTCTTTGTTAACTTCTTTAACAATCTCTGCACCTTTTTCAAGTATCTTTTCATTGAAAAGAATATCAGGATTATTCATCCATCCAGTGATTGATACACCAAGTAAAGCTTCTCTATCGAAAATCTTTTTTGATGTGTCTGATAAGAATTTAAAGTCTGTGTACCCAGCTTGTAGGGTACCGAGGATAGACGCTGCTCGACATGCCTTATAAAAGTCCTCCTCGGTATTGCATTTCCCTCCATTGATTTCAGTTAGGTTACAACCTTGCCAACCTGACTTTTTATTAATCTGCGGATACATACCAATTTCCACGCATGGATTTGTAGTATGTTCTGTAGATTCAACGAAGACGAATCCTGGTTCTCCAAATTGTTTGACTGATTCCATAATCTTGCCAAACTCTTCGGGAGTAGTCTTATCTCTTACAATAACTGCAGAGTTATTAGACCTGCCTCTTTGTGGATTTTCCATGAACCAATTACCAGTTTTAGCATTCATCATTTCTTCATCGTTTGGTGAAAAAAGACAAATAGTGGCAGATCTTCTTACGCCACCAGATAACACTGCATCTGCTGCATGCATTGTGATATCATATGCATTTATAGGTTTAATTTCACTTGGTTCTTTGGAATCTATTACAATACCTTGAAGTAAGTGTTCTATTTTATCTAGTGATTTACGTAAGCCTTCTGGTCCTGGTGCTTTAAATCCACCAGATATTTTTGCGCCTTTAGGTCTTATTTGTGATAAATCAAAGCATACTCTTCTTCCTTCGTAGTCTGGATATTTACCTCCACCGACGAAAAAAGATGACATAAGAATGTCTAAAGCTGAAGCCCAACCTTCAATTGAATCTTCAACTATGTAACCTTTCGCTTGTTTAGTTCTATTTTGTATCTTAGGTAGTTTTTTGATATGATGTTTCTGTACAGAGAAACCTGCACCTGCACCACATAATAATATGTAGAACACTTCACCAAAAAACTCTGGTCTGTTAATATATGAAGACGTACAGTTATACATCCTCATTTGATGTTTCATTAATTGTTCACCACCGAACTGCAGAGCTCTTTGCGCACCAAGAACTCTTTGTTCTTTATAAGCACTTCGAGCTTCTTCTACAAACGGCTGTAGTCTGTTATTATTAGTAATATAATGTTGTTCGTGCATATCAATTACACGATCCACTGCCTCATCCCAAGTTTCGTATCTGCCGTCACTCTCTTTAAAACGCGAATAACCTTCGTAGAACTTAGTTTGAGACAAAAAATTCCTTGTGTCAACAGATTGTTGCATTTTCTTACCTCTTATCTTTTTTGATTGTTGTATCTATTATATATTAAAAAACAACTTTTGTAAAGGACTTATTCACCATCTTTTGAAAAATATTTTTCAATCATTTCAATTCTATCATATGCTGCTGCCATCTTATCTAATTCTGCCATTACAGCTTCAGTAATATCACCATGCTCACCAATACCTGCTGGCATTGTTTGATACACATTAATGTTTGCTTTATGAACTTCAAGTTCTCCTTCAGCTTGTTTCTTAGCTGCTAGTATTATTTGATCGCCTACTTTCATAATTATCTCCTATATAATTTTTGCGTTCACTTTTCTATGTTTATTCCATGCAACGAATCCACCTATTCTTAATGCCCAATAAGCAAGATAGTTTAATAAGTAAAATCCATTGACTTCAATATTTATATCTCTGAATGTTTCATCCATCCATTTTTGTGATTTAACACCTATAGTTTTTTTACTCTTTAATAATAATGTTTCGTACTTGTAACCATAGTCATGAACTAATCCACCTATCAATAATAAACCTACAGGTGAAAGAAACTGAGCTAAAAATTTTGGTACACTCGCACCATCAAATTTAAATCCTTTTGGTATTATATATTGTTTTCCATCTAAAGAATAATTAAAATCTTTTACAACTTCCCAGTGTCTTGTACCAAAAAACCATAATATGATTGCACCCCAAAAACCTTTTCCTTTTGTTGCTATTCGAATAGGTTTCATGTGTGGATAGTCAGTATATTTAAAATTAACTCTATTGTTTATTTTTCTGTCGAATAAGTTAATTATCGATCCGATAATTACAAGTATAATAAAGACTGTCATTGGCCAAAATTTGATTGCCATATCTAATATGAAGTCCATTATTTTTTCTCCTCTTTAGGTTTGACGGCTTTCTCGTAGTAGAGAATAACTTCTTTCTGTTGTTCTATATATCTTTTAATTTGCTCGAAGTTTAATGCTAAATTTTTAAATGATGCAGGATCTAATCCATAGATTACAAACTCTCCCATACCAGCTTTAACTTTCTTAACAACTTCTGGTAAATTCTTTTCAGTAATAACTATGATCTTAGCGTCTAACATCTTTATTGCTTTTGGTTTTTGAGCAACTGCAATAGTCGGTGTTATTACTTTTTCAACAGTAACGATTTCTTTTTCAGGTTTCCAACTACAACTACTGAGTAGCAGCGTTGATACCGTTAAACATGTTAACAACTTCTTCATTTATTTTCTTTTCTGATGCTATAGGATCTGCAATACTATTTTTTACAATATCAGTTTCAGCTAATATTTTTGAAATCTTTTTATTATTTTCTTCTGCTACAGATAACTTATTATTCAAATCTTGCGTAAGCTTGATTTGTTTTTCCATATTTTCTTTTAATGATTTAATTGTAGAATCTTTTGCTTTTACTGCAACTTCAAGTTTTGCATTATTATCACGCAAAGTTGCCATACGCTGCATGGTATCATTGTAAATGAAATAAGCACCATAGCCTATACCTGCTAGTATAGCGAGAACAAATAAAAAGATATATAACCTAGCCATAGTTATCTTCTATGTATTTTCTAAATCTCTTTAGCAATACTGGAAACTTATCTTTCTTTCTACGCTTATCATGCATAGTAGTTGTCTTAAGTCTTGGTCCCATGGCTGTAGTCGCTGGATTCGGTATCGAGGCTGTTGTTGTTCCGCCTGTACCTAAATCTTCACTTTTAGCTTGTGCGGATCTTAACGCATCTGCTGTAGGTGCACCCTTCTCACCCTTCTTACGCATGCGTTCTCCACGTTTTCTTTTCATATGAATATTATGCCAAAGGCCTTTTTCTTCTAGTGATTCTTTTTGCATAGCTTTTGTCTTCTTTTTCATTTTGTTTATGAAAGCTCTATATACCGCAGCAGGCCCGGCCTTACCCATAACTCTCGCTCTTTGTTCCATAGCAATTGCTGCTTGTATCTGGTGAGCATGTTTTTTACCAGAGTTCTTAATTTTAGATACTGATGCCTTTGCATCATCTACAGTAGCAAACTTTAATCCATGTATAGTGCCTTTAGGGTTTTCATCTGTGTACAAGTCACTGTGTTTATCTGAGCCAGCAGGCTGTCCTTTCTTTCTTGGTATTCTTTTTGTAGCTTCATGCATATCTGTGTTTGCGCTTTTACCAGATTGTTTCACTACTCTCAAAGGATTACCAATTAAAGGTTCATACTTTTTATGTGCAGCTTTAGCTTTAGTTTCAGAACTATAATAAGCAAATACGTAGCGAGTTTTTGGAGCACTTGGTTGCACCAAAATATGTGTATATGGTTTTACCTTTGAACCTTTTTGCCTACCTGCTACTCTCATCTTATAAGCTCACTCGCTGTAACGTATACTTCTTGATTCGTTTTAATGTGAGTTGCTTCATATATATCTACACCAAACACGTCACCGACTGGATAACACTCTTGTTGAATTCTTATTTGGTCTTTTGGCCAAACCATCTCACTACATGATTTGTTTAATAACTTAGGATTTTCTACTCTGTAAACACCTGGTGATAGTTGTTTGTCATCTAATAAGAACCATTGATTCTTCTCATTTAAAAAATCTAAAACTTCGATATCACATTTTTCGCAGATATCTTTTAATCCTTTTTCGCTAAGGTCTGCTTTTTCTTTAACGAGATAAAGCGCTGACGCAAAAGATCCGAGTTTACTTCCACCTCCTGGAAGTTTTGAGACGAGCCTTTTGATGTTAGCCACAAGGCGAACGAAAGGAGTATAAGCAGACCTTTTGTCATCTGTGTCAATCTTCACGTTCCTATCTCTTTTCCCATTCTCATCTATGATACCTTCTTTATAAGCATCCCAACTTTTCCAATCCATAACCATCATTCGTATGAATCGAAATGCATATACTGTATCAGCTGCGCTTTTTAATATACCCATTAAATTTTCCTTAACTTGTCTACAACGTATGGATCCATTGTAATTCCAGTATACTGATCGTTCTTAATATAATTTAAGAATATTAAAAACGGTTTTACAATAGGCCAATGTCTTGCGTCAAGTTTTAACTCTAATATATTGCAAGTAGCTTCAATACCAAACATATTAAATACGACTATAAAATGATTCAATAATAATCTATAAGCCAAGTCATCAGTTTCAAGATAACGATTAAGTAAACGTTTTATATACTTAAATCTCTTTAAGTCTTCATTAAACTCATCAATATCAGCAAACTTAGGATTTTGATAATGCTTAGCAGCATACAAAAATAAGTTCTTTTCAGTTAATTCTTTAAATATCATTATAAAATTATATATTATAAATTTAAAGTACTTCTTTCAGTTCCACTATTAAATCAGCTTTATTTTTTCTTCTATCAAGTTCGATGCCATGCTCACGACCTTTTGCTTCAAGTTCGAGCTTTGTCATTTTTTCTAACTCACTTGGAAGATTATCTTCAACCATCAACTCTTCTTTAGCCTCTTCAAAGTTAGTAGGTGACTCCTTAAGTATTTGTGGCTCAGGTGTTACTCCTAAGTATTCGTCTATTGCTGACTGTGATATCGACCTTGAGATTAAGAGTTCTCGAGTTCTTGGATGTCTCCAACCTTGTCTTGTAGGTATGGCGTCTCTTTGATAATTAGGTGGTTGCATTATATTTCCTTTAGTTTTTATTTACTTCTTTTATTGCATCAAGTAGACTGTCAGATACTTTACTACCTGATACTCCATAAGATTCCATCTTAGCTATTTTTGCAGCAGGATCTTTAACTGGTGTAGCAGCAGGAATGATAGTGTTATCACCATCTTTCTTATCGTTACTTCTCATCTTTCTTCCCGGTATGCTTTTCTTAATATTATCTGCAGTATCTTTTGCAGCTTTCATTCCGTCAGCTTCAACACTCTTTTGAACATTAACCATGTCCATAGCACCTTTAGATGACTTCATCTTATCATGCATACCTTCCGGAGCAGTAGCACCCTTATAATGAGCGGCTCTATCGCCTTCATATAATGACATTAACTTTTCTCTGAAAGACATGCTTTCTTTTTGATCAGCAATCTTATTTGCTAAATCTTTTTTCATAGTAACCGGATGAGTCTTTCCACCAAAGTTAAAAGATTTCTTTCCTTTTTTAGCTGCATCCGCTGCAGCACCATGAAAAGCTGTTCTTTCATTCGCAGGAATATCTTCAGGTATATGATACTTAACACTTTCAGATTTTACAGACTCTTTCTTTGCTTTTGCATCATAATGATCTTTATGCTTGTCATGGGTTCTATCATATTGAGGTAACTTATCATAATCATGACCGTCTTTTTTAGCAAGGTCTTTTGCTCTTTGTAAGTTATAGTAGCTTTTATCACCTGCAGTCTTACCTATTGATTCTTTTTTCTCTTTTTTCTTAACTCTTTCACCTGTCGCATAATGATAATCATCAGCTTCTTTTAGGGCCTCTGTTTTAGCCCTATGTATATTAAATGGATTTGTGTTAAACATTGTTGTCTCCTTTTACATCCACATGTGGGCCACATAGGCTCCTACTGCGGCAACCATTGCCGCGTATACCACTTTATTTATAATACCGACAGTTCTTGCGTTATCATCAACTGCCTTTTGAATATCGTCTAGTTTGACAGATAGTTTATTTAATCTATCTCTCATGTTATCGTGGTCATCTTGCAACGCTATGATCTTCTCCTCTGCTCTCGCCAAAGAAATCATAGCATCAGCCAACTTATCTATTTTACTTTCGATCCTATCGAGTCTAGATTCGTTCGTTTCGTTCTGTACCACTTTACTGTAGTCCTTTAATATTTTTTCTATGAGATCCTTGTCCATATATATATTTATTGCTTAACATGTTATTAATACCAACAATAATTTGTTACGTTTTGACTGTCAACTTTTTGACACTTCACTTGCCTTGACCTCTATAGCGTTTTAAACTTCTTCTCTTATGCTTGTTCATTGTTGAAGTTATAGGTTTACGACCAATAGTTGTACCATGCTTATTTGGTTCGTGTACTGATACTGCCTTAAACAACTTCGCCACTATTCACTCTTCCATATTGTCCAAACACCATAAGCAATTGCAATACCTGCTGCAATCTTAGCCAATGGCGATAAAAATAATATCATAAGACCTAGAGCAATACATACTGCTCCATCCATACTTGTTCTTTCTTTAATTCTATTATTAATCCAGTTTTTTATCATTAGCATTTCCACCTTTTTAGTGACATGGCTTTACGAGTTGGTCTACCCTTTTCATCTTTCATTGGGCCTTTCATACCACTCATACGAGCACAAAATGATTTACGTCTTTTAGCAGCTTTACTACCAGGTTTTACTTTTCCTGTAACAGCAGTTGATAATTTACTACCAGGATTCTTTCTACGATGAGCTGCTACACCTTTTGCAGTCATTCCAGCACCTGAATCAGTAGATCTAAAATGACCTTTTGAATCTGCGCCTCTAGCTTCATTTTGACCAGGTGTTGTTTTTTTCATAAGCTTTACAGATTCAGGTGTTCCATAATCATACTTATACTCTTTAACTTCTCTTCCTTGTGCTTTATCTCTATATGCCTTTTTAACTTTAGATTTTTCTATTCGATCTACATCTTTAATTAAAGATGGTTGCTTTACAATCTTACGAAGCTTTTGTAATAATGCACCAGGAGTTTTGTCAGTCATATATAAATCTGGTAATCCATCAATAGAAACTTTAAAGCTTGTAGCTTCTTTCTTAATAGGTTTCTTTTCTTTATCAAGCATTTGTCTCATCTTAATAAGCTTATCTTTATCAGACTTATTAATATTCTTATTTTTCATTTTATCTGCATAATTAGGAACAAAACCTTCTTTATTTAAAGCTCGTTTAGCAATAGCCATTTTAGTATCAGGCGCTTTTTTAGTTACTGTAATTACATCAGCTTTCTTTTGCATATCTTTTGCATCTTTGCCCATGGTCCTAAACATTAACGGCTTCTTCTTTGTGCTAGGACCAACTAAACCTCTTTGTACTTTTGCTTTAATTCTCTTTGACATTGACAACTCAGGTATACTTCGATCTCTATTCAGTTGGCCAAATAGTTTTAGATTACTACCAGCAAAAGAAGCTTCTTGCTGTGGCCCACGTTTTGCGTCAAGATAAGCAGCAACTGCCATATCTCTTTTTTTCTTATCGCTTTTACCTTTAAACTGAGGAGCCTTAGACTTTTTAAAGTCTTTAATGTAAGAACCGATTCCGTCTTTTGGATCTAATGGCATGGCTTATCCTATTTTGCGTTCATTGCTTTTGTCATTTGAGTAATGACTCGTTTCATATCACTCTTTGGAATTTGAATATGTTTACCTTTACCTCTTCCATAATTGATTTGAAAACTAGGTCCTTTTTTACCAGCGAATCTATCAATCTGAAAACCAGTAATGTCATCAGTAAACATATTGGTTGCTTCTTCTATAGCATCTTCCTCAATCTTAGCCATTTCTTGTAGTGCTTCAGTTATTTTATTGAAGTTAAATGGTATCATCTCATACTCCTTACTTTTTTCTTAGACATAAATTTTGTATCGCCTTTATCCATCATGCCTTTCATACCAGCTGCTGGATCGGCTTTACCATGGTAACCATCAGCATAGCCAGGTTTTAGTTTCTTAACCTTACCACCCTTTGCCTTAAAAGCATCGATAGCTTTTTGGTGTGCTGCTTTTTCAGCATCAGACATCGCTTCTTTTTTCATAAGCTTCCGCGTTGCTCTTTGTATACCACCAACTCTTCGTGCACCTTTAAACTCAGGTCCACCTTTGTATTCTTGATCTGGATGTTTACCGCCGGCTCTGTCTATCGTATCAGCTGTACCTTGAGAGTGTCCTTTATGATACAAATCTATTGCAGCTTTGTTTACATATCTTCTTGTAAGATTTTTTGATATCTCATTAATACCATTCATCAATTCATTATGCTCATTTTGTTTTCTAAGAACTGCTTTGACTTGAGGATGATTAGATAATCCGGGTGCAATCTTGTTAATAACTTTAACAGCTCCTGTCATATTTCCTCCTGCATATCTCTTATCAGATGCAACACCAATTGCCTGCTTTACATGTTTTGGATTATGAGCCTCATCAACTGATTCATTCTTTTTCTTTTTCTTATTATCAGGATGCCCTTTGCCACCATCTTTGCGGTTTGCCCATACAGCTCTTTGTTGAGCCATAGATACATATCCTTCTTTCTTTTCTTTCTTTTTACCTTTACCACTTAGATCTGAATCAGCACCATAATAAGTGCCTTTGCCTTTTGTGATATAAGAATTAACTCTAGCATGAGCCCATTGTTGAGGTGTAGTTCCTGGCCTATGCCCAGTTTTCCAAGCAGCCATACCTCTATTGTATACCTTTTTTAAAGTACCAAGTGATATGCCAGACTTAGCCGCTTTTTTCTTAAGACCTTCGTTTTCTAAAAGCTCTTCGTAAGTTGAAAATTTAAGCATTTGCTTTACTCCTGTTTTTAATTTTTCTTACTTTAGCGCGATCTAGCATTCTAGCATGTTTCATCTTGTCAACTGTTTTTTCGCGTTCTATTTTTTTCTTAGTTAATTCTACAGCATCCTCACCAAACATTTTTCTATATTTAATAGTATGCTTACTTAATTTTGTTTTTGCTCCAGCATCACCCGGCGCTTTCTTATAAGCTGCTGGATTATCATCATCCATTTTTGCATGCTTTTTAAAATGAGAAAGTCTTTTAGTCTTAGTTGATTTTTTTAATCCTTTATAATATGGAGCAGGTTGTGTTCCTTTTTTATCTTTTATATCTTTATCTTGTTTTACTCCGTCTTTAAAATCTTTTTCAAATAACTCTACGTCTGTAAGCCATTTTCTGTATAGCTTTCCACCAGACTCTACAATGACATAATTAGATCCAAGACTGGTAACATGAGTGAGTTCGTCACTGCCCATGACAGTAACACGATCACCAATATTAAACAGGTTTCCTTTAACATATGCCTCTCTTTTCTCAGAGACAGGCTCGAAATGTAACTTATTAAAATAATCTATCTGTTCTTTAAGTCCCATACCTTTTCTTACTTCATTATATACTTTTTTTGCGTCAGCATTTGATACATTCCGTGGCAGCCCCTGTGAGAATTG